ATTTATTTCTTTCTTAAACTGTTTATATAAATCTTCAGAGAAAGTATATTCTATTTGTCCTGGTAAAGTAAAGGATCTATAATTATCATTCAATTTATAGTTCTTACTTATCTTACTTAAGTAAAGACAATTAGAATACTGTTGATCTCTTTGTCTTATAAAGTAGTAATTCATATTTATACTGTATTTAACTGTATCTACTGTATACAGTAACGTATATTTAACTATATTGGTTATTATTATTAACATTTATTATGAATATTTATTTAAGTTTAATAGCTATTTTTTAACATTATTTAAAGAGTATTTTATGAATAAAATATAATAAAAATATATAAAAATTTTTTTGGTGAAGAAATCTGCGTGCGTGAACCAGCAAAAATTCACACCCCTCTACCTTGTATCGGAGTGGAACACCCCTACGGGCTTGTATCTGTTGGGCTATTCCACACAAGTAACAAGTAAATCAAAAATATGGAAAAAGTTAAGTTAATATGTACCATTGTATTGCTAAACATTCATGAATGTTTGAGTAATCACTTTAGCATACGGGATAATTCTTTTATTTGGTGGATATATCCTAAGTCTAATATGACCTATTTTGCAAAAAAATACGGCTCATTAAAAAATGCGCTTATTATATTAATTTAATAAAAATCAAGAAAGGAGAAAAAATCATGTTAAGCAAATTGATTTCAGCAGAAAAAAGAACTCGTACTAATGGCGATGAGTTTTACGTGTGTACATTTAGTTACTCACAAGGAGCTAAGGACGCGCCTACATTCATCACGATTGGAGGTGTTAAGGTATTGAATCCCCAAGCGGCTGCAATACGCAACATTAATCTTGTTAAGTGTTTGTTTCCTACTGAGGATGAAACCGCAAAAGCGTACAAGAAAAATCTTGACCGATTTATTAAGTGTATGGAAAGCGATTCAAAAACCTTTACAACGAAGAAGGGAGAAGTCGTTAAGTTATCTGATTGTGAATTTTCATTACCATTGGTATATAAGACCTTGCCGGTTAGTGAGGTTTTAGGTGTAAGTAAAATTTACTACGCTGATGCAAATGGTGAACAAAAGGAATTAACACAACTTAATGCAGTTGGGTATTCACGTCTTGAGATGATTGTTGACGAAAAAACGGGCGAAATTACTGATTATAAGGATTCAAACGAATGGGATAATGACCTCAACGGGGGAACTTATATTGAAGTAATTACAAGGAACGCAAACGCAAACATTGCTAACGGTTCATATTGGTATGAGAAACGTGTCAATAAACCAGAAGCAAATGAAAGCGTTGGTAATCCTGTTTCAGAACCTGAAAAAAAGCAACAAACTGATGACGAGGACGATGACGAGTAAACCTAATATATAGCTCTTGCAGTCTGACTGTGAGGGCTATGGTTTACCGTTTCAAACCAATTGAGTCACCATTATAGCAATTTTATTTATCAATAAAAATATATATTATGGAAACACCAAAAATTACAGTTAATGAAGCTCTCATAATAGCAAAAGAATATCATCTTGAAGCAGAAGTAACCGAATGCATCAAACAAGGTATGTCACCAATCGAAGCGTTAATTGAATGGGATTTAATATAAAATTAGAGATGGATAAAAGACAAAAAAACAATTTAATGACACTATTAACATTGATTGTGGTACTTGGTCAATTTATTCTATGGATAATGTTATTACTATTAGATAAAGTATGATAAAGCTTATAAATAATATAACCCAAATTATAATATTATTAGGATGTTGTGCTATATCAATATTTATATTATTTGTATTAATTACGTTTATTAAAAATGTAGACGATTTGGCAGCAATAACAAATATGTATGACTATATACGTATGCAAAATATAACGATAAAGATTGATACAATATTATTTACAGTAATAGTAATATCCTATCTTAATAGAATTAACAATACTATCTAGATTTGATTATCTTTATAGTAACTAAACAGAAAGCTAGCGCTGTAAAGACTGGCATTTTTTCGTTTAACTTAATAAGGATACAGCCATACTATCCTTTACTTTATTATTACTTAACCACACACTACAGTCTGTGAAGATAGTAGTGTTTTAAACAGATTATTAACTTAAAATTAAAATAATATGAAAACAAGAAAACACTTTATCAGAAAGTACGAACTCTTAGCAAGATGTATTCAAACTAACTTAGAATTATTTATACTACAATAGTAATGCAGCCAAGAGACAGTGGCAAGCCTGACAGAATGCAGAGCCTTAACTACATGTAGTATTAGTATCATTGTAGTGTGTGGTACAAACGTGTAAGCACTATCTAAACTCAGTATAAAGGAGTTTTCACTATTTTAGATTTGAAAAATAGTTCTGAGCATCTGTCACTGGATGAACAAAGAGTGACAACGTAACTATGCGTAAATAGTAGGGGACAGCATTAGCTGTCCTCTTTATATGTTTAATCAATAAACTAAAGTATATGCGACAATTAGTAACAATATCTTTTGCAATTAAGAACGCAAAAGAAGAAAGAAACAAAATCATAAAATATATGAACTACTATTTTAGTATACCTATACAAGAAACTTATAACTTGCTACATACGCAATATTCAGCAAAACTAGGTTACTTTAGAGGTATAGATTTTGAACTAGACTTTCCTGATAAATATACAGAAGAAGATATGTTTGAGAAACTAAAAACAGCACTTACTGATGTATCGTTTACTTGTCAAATTAATAACAAAACTTTTGAACATGACATATCAATTGAATCTGAAAACAAAAAAGTTAAGCCAACAAATAGAAACACAACTAACACTTCAGTTACAATTGAAGAAGCACTAAAAGAAGAATTTGTCATTATTCATAGAAAGGATCTTATAGAGTTGCAGAAGAGTAAACATATACTAAAAGATTTATTAGGAACTATTGAAAATTTAAACAATAAACTTAAAACTTTATCAAATGACATTAGAACAATTTCAGAATCTTAAAATCGGCGACATAGTAGTAGCTAAATTAGTTAACTCAAAACAAAGTCGCGTTAACCCTGTTACTAACATTGACAGAGGAAATCTAAAACTGCACATAGGTAAAAGTGGAAAATGGCGTAGTTATTTACAATTTGAAGTATTAACTGCGGATTACGTAGTTAAATGGATCAAACGAAGAATAGATAGTAAATCATCTCCTCATTTTACCATTGAAGTTAAAAGTGATACTGAAGTAACATTTAAAGTTCATAAAAAAGTACAATTCAATCAATGAAAAAGTTAACAGAACAACAAAAAGTCAGAAGGCAAATATTATTTAATATGCCTTATTTATTGCTTACGTTTCTTATTAAAGAAAAAGTATTAGATAGCTTTTTAGACGGCAGTAGTAAATATGCTCACGATAAAAAAATAAACCTAGAACCATTTTATACAAAATTAAGAGTTCCTAGTATGGCAATTGAATGTACACTTATATGGAGACATACAAAAGAAGGACATCATTTTTGGCGAAAACTCAACAATAAGTATAAAAGTATATGGGAAATGAACGATTCTGGCGCATTGTTATTACTATCAGATTATTAGTATACTTACTAATATTATTAGCAATAGTAGTAACAATAGTATTTGTAGCAAATAGTATTTAATCAATAAATAATTATTATGCAAAAGTTAATGTATTTTTTATTTGGACTCATAACTGCATTATTTGCAGCTGTGATAATTATTGAACATCAAGGAATATATTTCTTTGATGAAGAAGTGTACGGACTGTTATATACCGATTACTGGAATTATTGGTATTACTCTAAAGTAGTGATAATCGCACTATTTATATTCTGCGTATTATCTTTTGTATATACACTTGGTAGTGGATATAAAGATAAAGACGATGGATACAAAGAAATCAAACCAAGCTGATTTAGCAGATATATGGTGGAATAAATTTGAAAACTGGTATGAAACACATCCAGTTACAAGAGTATTAATTGTAATAGATGCAATATTAATAGCATTTATATACTTAGTATTAACTTAAAAACATTTATCAAAAATGAAAAACAAATATGTATTTTGGCTAATCGCAGCAATAGTAGCATTAGCAATTTTTATCAGTTGTGCAAGACCTCGTAGTCCTAAAGAAAAACAAATCCCTGAAACGGACACAATTGAACAAGTAGTAGCACCAACAGTACAAGAAGTGCTACAATGGCGTGAAAGTATGAGATTAGACAAGTATGTAGATAGTGTGTTTTTGGTTATGCCAGAACAAGTACTAACTCAAATACTTGTAACTAAAGGTACAGATTTATCAAATCATGAAATTGTTTCTATTTATATTAGTAACAAAGACTTTTATGATAAATTAATAAAGAGGAGTATGGATATACAAAAAGAATATATACCAGATAGTATGCCAAGGTCCTCATTACCACAACTTAATAGTGACTCGATTCACGAAGCCGTTAATTATTAAATTAAACAAGATTACTTCAGTCTGTGAAGATAGAAGTAATCGTTCTTACTGTGAGAATCAGTGACAAACATGTGGGGCTTATATCTAATCATTTTAGATGACAGTATTACTGCCGTCTGAAGGTAGGTGGAGGAGATTAGTATTAGTGCAGACGTTAAAACCATGTACTCCAATAAGATTAGTTTGACAGCTATATCTGCTTATGAGTTAAAACTAAGTGAGAGTCATTTTAATTAGTATTTCAATTAAGCTGTATTAGTGTAGAAGTTACACAACGATGTGAATCGTCAAGCCTGCAATATACTGCAATATATTGTATAAACTATTACATGCCTTCTTTATTTACTGTAAGCGTACAGTAAAAATTGTGTGTTAATATATAATTAAGATTGATAAAACCATCTAGTTGCAGCTAGACGTCCTCAAAATATTGTATAATTAAAACTATTAAATATGAAAGAATGAATATTTTTAAGAAAATCAAACTGAAAATCAGTAGTTACAGAAGGCTAAAAGCCTATCATAGTAACATCAAGCGACTTGCTGAATTAGAATTATTAGATAATCCTAAACGGCAGAAAGAAGTTGCATTACGTTCACAATGTTTAATTCATGGGCACAAATGGAAAAATGAGCCTAATAACAATGAATTAAATATTCCTATTACTAAAAGAACTTACTGTGAAAGATGTGGTAAGTACTATAGTCAAGAAATTTATAAACAACTTTAAATTCATATCAAATGAAATCTTTAAACTTTGTAATTATTGGAATTCCTGCATCAATCAATCAGGAAAGTATTGTAACAGCAGTAGCTCTTATGGCTAAAAAACTTGGTTTATCAGAAGTACATACAGAAATACTTGAAACAAGTAAATTTGTAACTAGTTCTTCAAATAAACAAATGATTGAAAACATCTTGAAAGATATTATTACTGTGTGTACAGCAGCTGGTCTAATGAATATCGCTGCAATTAATGCCAATTTTTGGAAATTAATTGAAGATGGTAAGTTAACTAGACCACAAATTGAAATGATGCTGGATGAAAAAGAAGTTACAATTGAGTATCTCAACAAAAAGGGATGTGCTTATATCTTTGATCTTTTAGTACAAGCAATTAGAGTGTTATAATTATGGGAAAGACCTATAAAGAATCTCATTTTCCAGGTTCTAAGCAATCAGGAAAAGCAGCTGAATATCAGTCTAAAAAGAGAGTTAGACATTCTAAAATGCAACCGTATAAAAGGGAAAGAGCTATTGTTTAACTAAGAATTACTAATTAAGTAGTTATGATAGAATCCAATCAACACAGAAGGTTATAACGCCAGACCCCTAAAGGTGATTAATACCTACGGACTATACAACGGTCAACCTTATTTAAGGTCAGGAGAAGGAAAAGGGCTAGCTATCAAATAAGGCGTACGAATAGATAGTATAACTTTCTATTTCTTTATTATTATGTGGACAAAAGAAGAACTAGAAAAGAAAACAAAAGAAGAACTAGTAAACATTATTATTAAAATGCAGATAGATATTCGAGAAGAAAGAGATGAAATCTATCGCAGACGTTTATTAGATACTTTTTAAAAATTATTCATTCACTTAAATAAATCAATTATTAACAATTAAAATCAAAAGAATTATGAAAAATTTTATGAACTTTGTAGGAATTATGTTAGGTGCAGTAATGTTGTGTGACAAAGCAACTGATGAAAATTACAACTTTGAAGCTGGTATGAAAAAACAAGAAGAAAAAGACGGTAAAGTTGAAGCATCAGCAGTTACTGAAGCAAAGAAACAGATCCAACAAGAACAACTTGAACGTGAATCTCGTGAAGTAAAACGTAGAATTCAGGATTGTGAAAAAGCTGTTTCTAGAGCAGAAAGATACGGACGTTTTGCATCAAAACACAAGAACATTATGAAAGACTTTTCTGAAGGACTGAAGAAAGCTCAAGCTGAATTTGAATCTACAGGTGATTACAAAGCTTGGGACAAAAAGTATTCAGAACTTACAGACAAGAAAGATGACGCTATCGCAAAAGCGAAAGAAGAAATCTTTGGTTCAAGATACGAAAATATCTATCTTTAATCAACATCCAAATTCTAAATGCTTTTATGCTAAATAGAATAAATGTGAACCCTGCAAACTATATAAGTCGCATTGTCGCATTGAGGAGTTCGGGGCAACATGAACTGAATTGACAGTTCTATTCAATGCTTTTATGCTAGTAATAGGATATTATGCCTACTGATCATGTGCTATAAATAGATCATTCTTTATTTAAATGCTTTTATGCTAACAAATAAAGGATAGTCTCATAGACGAAAAACAGTAAGTATATCAAAATACATATACATATAGTACTTTATGTCTATATTTCAATCGAGTCTCTAGCTTGCTAGATGAGCACTTGGTATAATATGTATTCTGTCAAAGACTATAAATTCTAAAGTAATAGCGGCTTTATGCTATTATATACTAGATTTAATGCTTTTATGCTCATAATCAACGGTATGTACTATTACTTTAGAATTACATATTAAGTATAGAGAGTTTGATCGCTCTCTATACTACTAAAAGAGTATATTGCACTATTATATCAACCCAATGATATATGAAAACTCGTGTATGATGTATATCTCTCTAATTGAGGCGTTATCCGGTCTGCCAGGATATGAAGGCGCAGAGGTGTGCAAAACTCTTTATATTTACAACTTAAAATTATTTATCATGAGCTATATTGCAGCAGATATGTGGGGTGAACATCTATTCTATAATAAACCTGTTAGATATGTTCATGAAACAACAAAAAGAAGTTGGTGGATAGATCCAAAACATAATAATTCTATTAGTGTACCAATAGGTACGGCTAAACTATTTAATGATGCAGGATTCTTATATACTCATTATGTACCATTTGATAAAAGAAATATGTGTTTTGGAGATAATCCTATAGAAATAAAAGTATATTGACTGTTAGGTCATTGGATGAATCGTTTGGACGAGGGTTCGACTCCCTCATGCTCCACTATTACAGGTCGCAGTGGAGGCATGCCAGCTTGTAACAGAACAGAAACCAGTTACCGGACCAGTGAGAACCTGCACACTATCTCGCTTGCAAGAGAGAACATGTTGGTGTGCACAAGGGGCATTATGGTTTTGACAGCGAGGATGAAAATGAATAGGTCAATAAACGTCAGAAATGACAAATCTTTTGTAACAGACTATACTCGTATCGCAGCGTGATACGTTAAGTCAACGGCTAAGCTAATGTCGTAAAAAGCAGGTTACGGATCGTGCAAATGGATAGACACAAGTAGATAATACTGAAAAGTGCGGGTTCGAGTCCCGCTCCGTAAACAAATATTATCAAAAATTAAAAACAAAAAGTATGAGTATATTAAATTTATTAAAGGAAAAGACTGCTGATGAAAAACAGAACTTTTTAAATTCTATAAGATCTAAAGCATCTTCTAAATTAAAAAATACAGATGATAATAAAATATTAGATGTAATAAGTATAGTAGATGCATTTAATTCATCTTTATCTATCAATAGTTTAGTAGAACAATCTTCATGTGTTCCTAAACAAAATATAGTTTTACCTACAGAAATATTAGGTCAAGGTATAGATCAGATACCTTTACAAAAATATGATATTATCAGAGCAAAAATAGGAGGGTGTGAACATTATGGAGTAATCTATAAAATAGATACTGAGCTAAATATTGCTTGGGTAGTAAGTATAACTAGCGATATTACTTTAGATAATTTAATTCCTATTAAAAAGAGTAGATTATTTAAAACATTCTTTGTAGCTTATTTTCATCCTATATTCTTAAATAAAAACAATTATACTTTTTGTAATGTTTTTGATAATAAAGAAGAATTTGATGAAACTGTAAGAATCATTAAAAAGTATTATAAAACAAATTTTAGAGTATGAAAATAGATTATAACAAAACAGCAATCATTCCTTTAGATTATAGTAAAGGAAGTAAAGGTTTGTGACTAGCAGTTAAAAAGAATAATAAATATATTCTAAGATTACTAGCTATATTTGAAACATCTCTCATTGAACAAATCAAAATAAGTAATAGAGATTTGTTTGATTATAATGTATTTTATAGTCTAAAAGAAGCATTGTTAGATTATGATTTTACTTTAACTAAAAAGAATTATAATCAATTAGATGCTTTAGCTTCAATAAATGAAAAGAAACATTATGAACAATACTTAAAAACATTTTGTAGATGAAAAAGACTTTAAATCAATTAAAGGCAAGTCGAAGGAACTTATCTCTTATGCTTTTAGCTGGTATGATTACTAATCTGAAACATATTAAACATTTTGTTAGAGACACAGAAGTAGTAATAAGAATAGATACACTGTTGGCAGCTATAGAAAGACTTAGATCTTCAATTAAAGAAACTACTTATGAATCGTGGTCGGCATAAAAAGAGTAAAGAAAAAGGATTCAATACTCAAGCAGAAATCTTAGACTTTATACAAAAAAAGCTTTATAGATTACTAGCAATAAGTGAAGATATATTAGCATGTAGTACACATGATTATTATGCAAAAGCGAGTATTAGTGTTGAAGTAAATGATGAAAGAGACTATTATGAGATAGTTGAATGGTATATTAATACTAGGTATTATCTTGATCGCTTTATGAGTAAAATCAGAATAATACTTCATGAAGCAACTATTAAAAATATGATCTATACAATTAGATTTGAATTTGGAAATAATTCAAAAATATTTAAATATAAACATGAATAAAAAAGGCTTAAGAGGTTTTATTAGGAATAAATTGCCCAAGACTTGGGAAATTGTTCTTACAAGAGAACGTAAACTTACTGCGTTCATTGAGTATGTATATGAATCAACTCCATCAGTAATGAAGGGAGGTAGAGGTTGGCGACGTGGTGTACATAACATTACAGTCGGATACAATAGATGCAAAATCTATGAAATGTTTCAAGCTGAAAAGAGTAAAGAAGGCTTGATATATTGGGTAGGCGTCTATAATAAAATTAAAGATCTTGAACATCAAATGAATTAACATGGAAATTGTTCAATATGTTCGCTGGACTGAACCAGGAGAGCGAGAAAGACTACAAGAAGTAATGCAGCAATGCAGTGGAGAAATGGAATTTAGAAAAAAAGTAGCTTCTGAATTCAACATTAGTCCAATGGATGCAGCAGTTGTAGTAAAAAGATTCAAAAACGAATTTATCAAAATACTTAAAACAAAAGGATTATGTTAAAAGCAGGTATGTGGATCGCACAAGGTCCAGAAACTAATGTATTACTCCTTTTAAGCGGAGTAGAACCATTATTAGAAGTAGTAGGTGCAATTGATCTTAATTACTTTAAACAGAATGGTAAAGCTAAAGATCTTACTAAAGACAGTCCTGAAGTAGTAGATATTATGATGTATCCTGAAAAGTATACATTTGCATTACCATCTATTACTGAAGTAGTTGATAATGTAGGTATTGGTGATTTACAGACTCTAGAAGGCTTAGGAGAAGATTCTAGAAAAGATAAAATCATCGAAGAAGGTATTGCTTACTATAAATCAACTTTACCATTATATGGTATAGAACAAGCTAAAGTAAGAACTAGACTGCATTTAAAGAAGAAATACAGCCTAAAAATGTCTCAAGCTAACTATGTATTCACTGTAATTTGTAAAGCACTAAACAGAGAACCATAATGAGCGATTTTAAGAGACTTATTGAAGCACTCAATGCTGAATTAGAGGAACCTTATAGGTTTACTTTAGACAAGATTATATCTTCTGCAAATTTTGATACTAAAGTATTAGGATATGCAGATAGTGTATTAGATGATTGGGCAAATATACCACCTAATTTAAAATCTAAGATAGTTACTAGTAACACTTGTCTAAGTATCAATAAGTGGATAAATAGAAGACTGTGGATGGATATTCTTAATAATCTGTTAGAAGATAAAATATTAAGTCTTCAGACTAGATTAGTAAGAGTAAGGATTGCTATTAATATGTCATTGAAAATGGCATATCCTCTCAATGAAGAAGAGAAAGAAGAATGGAGAGAACATATCTCAGATGTATTCTATAAAAGATGTCTAGCAGTAAATAATTATTATTGCAAAGAAATTATAAAACTTCCCTTCTGAATTTAAGGATTGTAGTTATTGGGTTAACTACAATCCACTAAAATTTAGCTATATGACACAAGAAATAATAGATCTAGTGGAGCAAGCTAAACAAGGTTCTCAAAAAGCATTTAGTAAGTTATACTATAAGTATAAAACTGATATTTGGTACACTATTATGGGTGTAGTTAAGAATACAGATGTTGCTGATGATTTAACATCAGTAGTATTTACTAAAGCTTATGAGAAATTATCTATGTATACTCAACATATTTCATTTAATATGTGGTTAAAGACTATTGCTGTTAATGCATCAATAGACTATATACGTAGAAACAAAAAAGAGCAATTAAATAACTATGTTGATGAGGATGAAAATCCAATTCAACTATCTGCTTTAGAGAGAAGTCCTGAAGAAGATTTAATTCTAAAGGAAAAATTAGATATAGTCTTACAAGCTATACCTACTCTTAAGAAGAAACATAGAGATTTAATTAATGCTCGTATAGATGGTATGTCTTATAAAGAGATAGCCAGTAAGCTTGCAATGAATGAATTAGCTGTAAAAGGTGATTTAAACAAAGCAAGACAAAAACTTAAACAAAAAACAGATTATTAACAAACACTTTCAACAATATGACTAGTTTTTGTTTACTCCTTTTAGGAGCATTAGCATCTTTTATCATTTCTAGAATGTGTAAAAGTGCTAGTTTGTACGTATTCTTAGTATGCGTACTTTTACTAGGCTTTGTTGTAGGTACTGGAGTAAAAAAGGTAGTTGCAAATACCTCAGATACTCCTTCTCAAGAGTTAGTTGTTACTATGGCTCCTAATCCCACATCTCAAGGTTCTACTGCTTTTGTAGGGACAGTAGATAACCAATCTTATGAAATGGGTCAGGAAGACGGAGGTGAGACGTTAGTAACAACTGATAGAGAAGATATACCTACCATGCCTAACAATGCAGAGATAGAAGATGACAGTTGACTGCACTTAATTTCATAATTTAAGTGTATTAATTGTTAAGTTATTAATTTATTTAAAACATAATCAATATGGCAAAAAGAAATAAAGGTGGAAAGACTCCAAGTGCAAAAGCAGCAAGAAATTTAGAAGCTTTGAAAAAAGCTAAAGAAGCAGTAGAAGCTTCAGCTAAAGTAGAAACAACAAAAGTAGAAGATTCTAAACCAGAAGAAAAGAAGCCTGAAGAGAAACCAGCTGAACGAAAGAAAGGTGGTGTCTATCAGACTCCAATGGGTAAATCAGCATATGAAACTCATATGTTGTGCACAAAATCACCGTATATGAGTCTACTTTCTCTTAAGATTGAGAAAGACAGCAAAGGCATTGAAAATATCAAAGCCGAGTGGAAGAACAACGAAACTAGTGAAACTACTAGTGTCCTCTTCCCAGTATCTAATGTAAAGAAGGGAGACGGAATTGACGTTAAACGGATTAAGGAAGGAATTAAGAATCCTATTCCTGCTAAAGTTCCTGAAACTAAGCCAGTTGAGGAGCCAAAGAAGGAAGATCCTAAATCTACACCTACTGAAAAGAAACCTAAACAGCAGAAGCCAAAGAAGGAAAAAATAGAAGAAGTAGAAGCTGAAGAAATTGACATCAGCAGTGCTCCAACTATTAAACCAGCAGCAGCTCCTGCGCCTAATATCGTAACTCAAAACAGTGACAGAATTGATGCAAATCACTCAGTAGATTTGATGAATGCAATTCTGAAACGCCGTGAAGAGATTAAAGACGATCGGGCAATGTATCAAGCAACAGGAAAACAGGCAGACCTTATGATGTTTGTATTAATTCAGAAATGGAACGACCAGTTCAAGAATGATGCAAAAGAACAAGGTTTTACTGTGAACGAAGAAATGTTTGCATATTTGAATGAAACAGCTTCTTTGTTCCTCGGTGTTAATTTGCTTCCTAGCAAAACATCTGATGGACAGCTCGAGATTAACTTCAAAGATGCTGTCGCAAAGACAAATCCTGAAATGCAAAAAGCTTTAGAGCAAGACGCTAAAGTTCCGCAGACTCAGGAAATGCCAAAACCCGAAGAATGTGTCACTGATGAACAGAAAGTAGCAGCAATGTGTACTATTATGAACATGCGGCACAAGCAGAAATCAGGAGGTATAGGTAAGAATGTAGCAAATATGATTGAATTTGCACGGGAAGCCTATAAGCTTGATAAAAATGCAGAACCAGCACAGGTATTAGCAACTGTATTGCTTAAGATGAAAGAAGCAGGACGGAATGCTACATTGCTTGAAGGTTGTGCAAATGCTATTTGGGGTAACCTAACAGGTAATTTGTCAGTTTTAGCATCTCATGCTTGGCTTAAGAATCAATTAACAACATACAACGATGCGCAAGTTGCTAATGTTGTGAAAGTATTCTTAGCTAAGAAGATTACTGATGAAACTGCAAAAAACAATAATTACGAAGAAGAAGCAAAACGGTATTCTCAATTAATTAGTGGAACTAACGACGATCTGATCAATCGTATTATTACTTCTGCTAATAACGAAGGTAAAGATGAAGACAAACTTGTATATCCGGAAATCCAAGGTCTGAATCTTAAAGGTAAACACATTTCAGCAATAAAGACTGTAAACAATATGCGTATTGCTTATGGAGCAGAAATGAACGATAAGATGTTGAAACAAGTAATGCAGAAAGTATCTAGCTTGTACACATCAACCTCTTTGAATCCTCTTACTTTCTATATTGAGAAATCTGCGTATGCTACTAAAAAGTAACAACTAACGCATTATCAAAATGAGTAAAAAACCAACAGTTTTGTTTACGCTAGCAATGCTAGCTTTCGGTGGATATGTAGGATTTGTAACTAACTATACGAATACTGCCACCGCACATGAGTATGTGATTCCGAAGTTCACAGATGTACCTCGGGCAAAAGACTTTAATATTGATATTAATTTGAACAATAACGCTATAAAATTAAATGGACAAAGCAACCCAGAACAAAATATCAATGTTGAAATCAAAAAGAAAGACAGTATCATCTATCTAACTTCTATTGTAGAGAAGGAAGTACCTAAATACATTAAGGTAAGAGAACTGCCATCAGTTAAAGAGAATAAAACTACTTGTACGGATATTCTCCAAAGACTGAAACAACAACAATCAGAGAAGATGAATCTGAGTCGCAACTAGAACAGCCAATGCGATTATAGAGCTATAATGGTGTATATCCAGAGATGTCTAAATCAAAGGATTAGAAAGTAAATGGTTAGATTACTTTCTTAAAATTAAGATAGTACAGAATATTAGTAGGAATAGAGTATAGCTACAACTATAGGCTATTACTGAAAGTATAATAACTTATTGTGTCTATATACTATCTATAGACTGAAGAAGCAATAAGATAGAGGGAGAGCGTGTACAACCCTCTTGTTTTTGGTGAGAACCGACTGGAGACAGAAACAGAAGACGCAATTAGTAGAGAGCAGTCTACAAAATTAAACAGTACAAGGGGAACGAAATCCTCTTAAGTTACTCGCAGACTTATCATAGTTTGAATCAAGAAGGAGTAATAAACACGATGATGCCTAACAAATCGTAGTGTCCAAGACTACGTGCTGAACATTATCGAGCATATAACGCTCTAGGGTAGCTCCAAACTCCCCTTTATGGCACAGACCATATAAAAATGTCAGTATAGTGTTCTATACTTATCTAAACAGTTATATTGTAACTTAATAAGTTTAGAGATAGTATATATGAAGGTACTTAATTATAATATTATAGCACTACTTATTGAAAAAATATTGATAGATTACCTGGATTAGGTGTAAAGCCTATGCACAATGTTATGATACCAGTTCATAACTAATCCTAAGCTTGTATTACTATACACTCCAGTATAGAGGGATAGAGTGACAAAGTGAGTAGTAGATTGTGTGCCTATTGGCTGAGTAGCAATGATCCAATGTTAATAAATAAGGAATCCTGCAACGGACCTCTTTAGGAAATAAGGAGTATGTGAGTTCAAGTAATATTATAATAAACTCAGTTGTTATCTATCTGAGTATAAACCTAGAGTGCTTTGCAACAGGAACATAAAGATAACTAGCGGATGAAGTGCGCAATAACACTATTTCAATACTAAGCGGAAGACATAAAGCTTAGAAGTACTAAATAATTTTATCCAGAAGCATAACTGGAGTTTTATCAAATTTGCACAAGGTGAGATACTCTATCCTTAAGAGTATATGTGAAAGTGAGCATCGCCCTACTCCCAGGTTGAAGAGAAGCAGACACATTAAGAGACGGACACGAAGCAGACCGGAGAAAAATCTGTGCATTGCACTAAGTAGTAGTCTTAACGGGAAGTGACAGAATGTAAATCTATTTAGGAAGTCTCTATTTATGAGAGAATAAACATGTTTAACTTAACTAATGAGGAAGTTCAATGGTAGGTTTTAGGACGAGTAGTGATAAGAAGACGAAAGTAAATCCGAGCCACCCTCGACTGTACAATATAATTGCTGACATTTGAAACATTTAAAGTATATTGCGCAACAATATATGTAAAGTGACGCTGATTCCTTACATTAAAGGATGATAGGTGGAAATCCTAAAGTTATGTGCAGAATAAGAACAAAGTCGTAAGTACACGCAGCCTTAGAATAAACTATTAGGCTATAGAGTGGGTGTTTTGAAACATAAACAGCTCAAAATAAAATTCGGTAGAAGTATTACCGATAGTGAAGTAACAGTTGTAGGTTATGAATCATATACAGTACTCCTTACTATAATAGGAAAAAGAGCACGTTATAGTTGCTGTTAGGCTCTTTAAACAATCAGAAACTAGCATAGCATTCGATTTTCAGATAATTTCAGTTATAATGTTATTTGATGG